TTAACCAAGTTTAGATTAGTTATGGCTCCTGATAGAAACATACCTAACAACTTTATTATAGAACCTTGGAGCAACTACATAGCTACTGGTGGCTACTATGATTGGACTGACAAGGTTGCACTTAACAAAGACATGATTATAGAGCCTACGTTCTACTCACAATCATCGAGAATAGTCTTTGAAGACAAACGAGATGGTGATTGGCTTAATACTCTTAACTTTGAGCAGTTTGATGAAACCTTTGGTACACTTATCTTTGAAAGTGGTAATGATCTGCTTAAAGACACTCGTAATATCAAGACTAACTTTGCAGCTTCGCCTTTAACTATAATGGAAGGCACTCTATACAGTGATAATACACCGTTGCTACAGGTACACACTCACACAGCTGAAGACACTTATATAGCTCATAACCCTATCAAGCCTATAACTAGAATATTATATTATAATGGGTTAAGAACCTTTACTGGTAATGGCTCAACACATAATTATTACGTATGTCCTAGTCCATACGATGCTGACTTTGATCCTAACTGTGGTGGAAATAACGATGGCAGAGCGTATACTCAGTATAGTTTAGTCACATCGCACCAAGATTGGCCTACAGTTGGCAATTCGATAGACTTACACTGGCAAGTAGAACAAGGTTACACTCGTCAACCTACTACAGGTCGATCATGTTACGATCAGTTTTGGTTACAGTATATCAATAACTTGTATGATCCACAAGCTAGAACAGTTACCTATTATATAGAGCTAAATAGTGTCGACCTACAAGACTTTACGTTCGATGATATAATCTTTATCAAGGACACTTACTACTACGTGCAGAAGATCACGGATGCACTTGTAGGTGAGCGATCTTTGGTTAAAGTAGAGTTGGTTAAACTACTCGATGTAATCTTAATACAGAATGCACCACCAGTTGATCCATCACAGCCAACGTGGAACCTAATTAACCAAGAGTTTGGTCAGATAGACACTGAATGGGACGAACTATAAAGTTCACAGACAAATTAAAGTATATCCTATAGTATGGCTAATGCTAACATAAAGATAGAGATAGATGGCGTTGAGTATGCTGTCACTCAAATAGACAAGCTAGCGCAAGCTACTGAAGGTGCAGCTGAGGCTACTGATGACTTGACATCTGCTCAAGAAAAGAATGCCAAAGAGACTAAAGAGGCAGCTTCAGAGACTGGCTTTTTGACTGATAAGTATGAGGATCTCAAGAAAACCTTTGGTAAACTACAAGCTGACTTTAAGTTAGCTACTAAAGGCATCAAGACCTTCTTTACATCAGGCACTCAAGGTGCTAAGCTGCTAAAAGTTGCATTCGCCTCTACAGGTATCGGTTTACTTATCGTAGCAATCGTAAGCCTCATAGACTACTTTAAGGACACCGAAGAAGGTTCAAGAGTGCTTACGGTTGCTTTCGAATCAGTTGGTGTTATTATCAATATGTTGATTGATAGTATCGCAAACTTCGGTAAAGGTTTAGTAGAGGCATTTACTAATCCTAAAGAGGCTATTATGGGCTTCTACGATACTTTAAAGGCATTTGTAATCGACAAGGTCGAACAACTTATCGAAGGTATTGGTCTATTAGGCGAAGCTATCGGTGCTGTTTTTGAAGGTGAGTTTAGTAAAGCTGCTGACTTAGCTGCTGAAGGCTTTACTAAAGTTGGAGACTCAGTTTTAGCCTTAAATCCAATGACAGCTGTAGCATATCAGTTAGGTCAGACTATTATCAACGATGTAGTGCCTGCGGTGACTGAGGCAGTGACTGCCACAAACAATCTGGTTAAAGCCCAGCGTAATCTAAGAGATTTACAACAAGAACTTATAGTTCAAAATGCAGAGCTGACCAAAGAGCTTGAATTAAACCAGAAGATAGCTGAAGATACTACGCTTAGTTATACTGAAAGAGCTGATGCACTCGATAGAGTTAACGAGGCTAACATTAAGTTGGCTGAGAATGCAGCTAAAGAGGCACAAGCTAACGAGAATGCTATTCGCCAAGAACTTGCATTAGCTGACGCTTACGAAGAAAAAGAGGAACTACAGACTAGATTAGCTGAAGCCATCGCTGAGCGTATCTCACGTGAGACTGAGTTACAGATCAAACAACAAGAGGCTGCAAGACTTAGTAGAGAGTTAGACCAGGAAGAACTGGACAGAAAACAATCTATCAGCGATGCAATCAATAGTCTGCGATTAGAAAACATTGAGGATGAGCGCGAGGCAGCTCGAGAGGGCTTACGTATCGCCGAAGAGGCAGCTGTTAAAGAGTTAGAGACACTTAGAGCTTCAGAAGAAGAGATTGCAGCACTTAGAGCCGAGTTTGGTGAGTCAAGACGTCAACTTGAGGCTACTTTTGCTGAAGAGGATGCAACACTACTCGATGAAAAGCTACAAAGAGAAGAACAAGCTGCTGAGTTCTTGAGACAACAAACCTTGGATACTCAACAAGCTGAGATCGATGCACTTAGACTCAAGTATGAAGAGCAGATTGCTTTAGCTGGTGAGAACACTGACTTAGCTGCGCAACTTGTAGAGCAAAGAGAGAAAGCTATTGCTGCAGTCGAAGACAAGTATAGAAATGAAAAGGTTGACAAAGACAGAGCTGCTCAGCAAGCTGCAGTCCAAAATGGTTTAAAGCTAGCCTCAGCTGGCTTACAAGCTATCGCAGCACTTAACGAGGCTGCAGCTGGTGAGTCTGAAGAAGAACAAAGAAAAGCCTTTAACAGAAATAAAGCTTTACAGATTGGTCTGGCTACGATTCAAACAGCACAAGCTGTGACAGCTGCATTAACAGCAGGTGGTAACCCAGTTAAGTTAGCAACTGGTGCACAGTTTGTCGAAGCAGCTATCGTAGCTGCACAAGGTTTGGCTCAGATCATCAAGATTAAGAACACTCAATTTACTGCAGCTGGTGGAGGTGGTGGAGGTGGTGATGTAGGCACTACTGGTGGCACAAGACCTACCTTTAATGCTCAAGCTAGTTTGTCTCAACTAAATGAGTCGACTGCATCACTACAAGATCCTGGTCAAACTATAGGACCTGGACAACTAAGCTCAGGTCAAGCTGCACCTATCAAAGCATACGTAGTAGCTACTGAGATGACGAGCCAACAAGAGGCCAACAGAAATATAGATAACTTAGCTAAACTCTAATGGAAAATATAGACAGAATAGTAGAACTCGAAGTAGACGTTGATGGTATCGACGTTGAAGAATTAGGAGTTGATGTAGTCAGCTTCGTAGATGAGCCAGCAATAGAAATGAACTGGGTTGCTTTTAACAAAGAGCAGTTCGTAACACCTAATGCAGGTGAAGATGAAGCCGAATTTATAGGTCGCTGTATGTCAGCACTAGACTCTGAGTTTCCTGATGAAAACCAAAGATTAGCTGTTTGCTATTCATATTGGGAAGATGAGATGATGAACGATATGACTCAAGAGCAGCGTTTAGTTTATCAATGGGCTAAAGAGTGTGGCGAAGACATTACTGCTGACTTTACTCAGATCAATCTAAATCAAGAAGGCTTCTCAACTATATCAGATATTAGAGATGCTATCGTAGGCTTAGATATACTTGGTAAAATGGGTATAAAGAAGCGCGAACAAGCTCAAGTAAGATACCAATACACTGGACCATCAGCTGAACGTGGCTTTTGTAGAGCTATGATGGGTTTAAACAAGATGTATTCTGCTGAAGATATGCAAATGTTAGAGTCTCGATTGAGTTCTATAAACCCAGGTATGGGCCCTGATGGTCGTAACAGATACAGTGTCTTTAGATGGAAAGGTGGAGTTAATTGCCGCCATTTTTGGTCTCGTCTCTTATTATACAAGCCTGAAGGCAGTAACAGAGTGCTTATGATCAATGAAGGACCTGCACAAGGTGATGCTGGTAAGTCTAACAATAGAAACTCACCTTCACCTACTGGTGCTACAGCTAATAATGCTAGCTTGAGATTCTCTACAATAGACGATGAAAAGAGAATAGTAGCTGGTCCATTGATGATCGCTAACAAGATGATTTTGAGAAGAGATCCTGATGGCTCACCTTACTATGTCTACTTTAAAGCTGATACTATTAGAAAGATACAAGAAAAGTGGAGCAGAAACCAAGCTCACAACAGAACCGATGTTCAACATAACGGTAAAGTCACTGAGACTAACACTCTACTTGAGCAATGGATCGTAGAAGACCCACAATTTGACAAGAGCAGATACTATGGCTTTGAGCCATTAAGTAAAGGCACTTGGTTTGGTGTTTATAAAGTCAATGATGATCAAACTTGGCAAGACATCAAAGCTGGTAGACTAAATGGCTTTAGTATCGAAGGCAGTTTCACTGAATCAGCTAAACAAGTCCAGGAAACTGAAGATGATAAAAAGTTGAGACAGATACTCGACGTACTAAAAAAAGTCAATGACTAATGGACAAAGATCTACAAGCCAATCTCGTTTCTGCATCAGCTTTAGGTGCATATCTAATGAATATTGAGACTATCTTAACAGTATTAGTCTTAGCAACTGCACTCATCTTTAATGTGTATCGCATCTACCAAATGCATCGCAAGATTAAAGACAATGACTAAAGTGCAGTATATGCCAGATTTTTGTCATATTGATAGATAAGTATATCCTTAAACAGTGGCTATCGTAGCCTAAAAATATATTTAACCACATGGAAGCTAAAGAAGCAATTACCAAGATTAAGGTTCTACTCGGACTAGAGCCCAATGAAGTAGTCGAGGTTCAATTCGCTGAGCTAACTTTGGTTGATGGTACTACTGTAAGAGTAGACGGAGAACCTGAAGTAGGTAAGGCACTTGTTGTCGTTACTGAAGAAGGTGAAATTCCAGCACCTGAGGGACAACATCAAACCACCTCGAATTTGCTAGTAACCGTCGATGCTACAGGAACCATCACTGAGTTGACTCCAGTTGAAGTTGAAGCTGAAGACGAAAAAGAAGAAGTCGAGGTTGTAATGGAGGAAGAAGAAGAGGTTAAGGTCGAAATGACCGAAGAAGACAAGAAGAAAGTCGAAATGGCTGACGCTCTTGTTGATACCTTACTACCTTACCTTGAAGTCATCGACGAGATGAAGGACAAAATGTCCAAGTTCGAGACTCAACTCGAGCAAATGTCTGCTGAGCCTGCGGCTAAGAAGATTAAAAGAAACGAAAACTTTCAAGACGTGCGTTCATCACGCGTAGACCGTCTAGTAACCCTTAAAAAAACCAAATAAAAGATGAGCTATAATTTAGTAGATCTCAATACTTACACAGATGAAATGAGCTTTGAGCTTGTCTCAAAGGCAGTATTGCAGACAAACCTTATGCAGTATGCTACCATCAGAAGCGGTCTTCGCGCTGGTAATGTAGCTATTAACCTTTTGGATGCTGACATCAGCGTTCAAGACAGAGCATGTGGATGGGACAACAATGGTACCATGACATTCTCACAAGTAATAATCGACATCGCAGAAAAGCAGTCAAAGCAAGAACTTTGCCCTACTGATCTTCGTGATTATTACCTATCAGAAAGACTAAGCGCTACTGCTTACGCTGAGGAAGTACCTTTCCCAGAAGTTGTTTCTAACCTATTCGTAGAGAAGATCAAGAACTGGAACGAAAACTACTTGGCAACAACTGCAATGGAAATTGCATCAAATGCTATCGGTGCTGGTGGTACTTGCGACAACGCTATCGCTACTACTGCTACTCCTGACGTTAACAACATCGTTGGTATCGTTCTTGACTTGTTCGACGCTATCGATGAGTCAGTTAAGATGAGAGATGACTTGGTCGTTTTGATGGCACCACACAACTTTGCACTTCTACGCAGAGCATTAGTTGCACAAAACTACTTCCACTACAACCAAGGTGAAGGCACTCAAGACGAGTTGATCATCCCAGGTACTAACATGAAAGCTGTTCAAGTTACTTTAACTGATCCAGCTGGTGAGTACTACAACGCTATGATCGCAGGACCTGCTAAAGATCTTGTCATAGGTGTTGGCCTTGAAGATGACTTCGATCAGTTGCGTATCTTCTACGATCAGTCAAACGACGTAGTTAAGGTAATGGCAGCTTGGAGAATCGGTGTTAACTTCGTCGATGTTTGTAAGTGGAGCTGGTTCATAGCAGCGTAATCTATACCTAACCTAACCGTACACCTGTACAATTAAAAAAACCTTTATATCATGGCTTGTAACCTAACAGAAGGACTAACACTTGGATGTAAAGATTCACAGGGCGGTATAGAATACCTATACATGGCAGACTTGCCATCAGGTGCAATTCCAGTAGTCGATGCTGATGACATCATCACTGGCTATCAGGATGCAGCTGGAGACCCAGTGGCTCTTACTTTCTTTAAGTTTGAAGTCCCAAAACAAACAAGTGGTTTAACCACGACCATCAACGCTGATAATGCAGCAGGAACTGTATTCTACGATCAAGCTGTAACTTTTGTTTTCAACAAGATTACTGCTGACATCAGAAACCAGATCCTTCTGATCGCACAAAACCCAAGAATCTTTGTAGTCGTAAAAGACGGCAATGGTTTATTCCACGGAGTTGGTGCAACTAGAGGCGCTGAAATCTCTGCAGGCACTATGCAAACTGGTGTTTCATATGCAGACAGAAATGGAGGAGAACTAACCATTACTGGTTTGGAACCCGATCCACCTTATATCGTAGACGCAGCTTTCGTCGGCGAATAAGAGTGACCATTATATACATAGAAAGAGAGGGACCAAGTGTCCCTCTTTTTTTCAATTAGACTTTTAAGTATATCTTATAGTAGAAAACACATTATTTAGCTAATGACGATCTACTTTTTACCTCAAGATGGCGAATTTTTATGGGAAGACATAACCACATTATGGGAAGCAGTACTTCCTAATTGGGAAGAGTTGGTCTCAACAGAAACAGCCTATAGATTTTACTTAAATCAATCGATAGCTGATTGGCCAATTTGGAAACTAAGACTTACCTCTAACTTTGGTAACAAGCAGATTGAGGTCGCAGGTACTCAGCTTGAGTGGGATATGACGCTCCTAATTAACAACGATAGATACAGTGAGTGGTCTATTACATCTAATGCAGATCAAGAGGCTCAGCTAGATATGCAAGGCTTTTGGCAATATCAAGTATTAGGAGGACCAGACACTGACAATCTAATAAATTTAGCACAGGGTATGACTAAAGTTGTTAACGCATCTTCAAAGAAGTTAGATGAGAAGCCTAAATATGTTGGACCTAACCCTAATGCTGAAAGCTATATAATATACTAATATAACATGCAAAGATACGTATTCCAAGCACACCAGTTCGATGCTATCAAGCTACCTATTATAGTCGAGAAAAAGACTAAAGATTGGGTTGACTTTGGTGAAAAGAACTTGTACCCTGATTTACTTATAGATCTACTTAACACATCAGCTATTCATCACACGTGTGTAGAGAGTAAGCAAGATGCCATCTTCGGTGAAGGCATCAAGTACTATGGTGATACTATAATGAACCAAGAAGATGAGACGCTGAATGACTTGTTTGAAAAGATAGTTAAGGACTACGTAGTCTTTGGTGGCTATGCTCTTAATATCATTTGGTCACG